GTATACTTAAAATTAGGTCACCACAAAATATTTTAATTAGAAGTTATTTAATAAAGATTTTTTTGACAAACTATGGGTCAGAAAAAAAAGCTGGCAAAATTTATAAAAAAGATCGTAAAAAAAGAAGTCAAAAAACAATTGAAAAAGCAGAAAACTGATATTATATCTGAAGTTTTAAGCTACGTAGAAAACAAATCTTTTTCGGGAGAAGGAGATGGATACGAAACCGATGATCCAGTGCTGCAAAGAGTAATGGAAAAAAACAAAAAGAAAAAGCAGAATGATCCCGTAGAACAAGCGCTGGAAGAAGATCATTCCAGAGATCCCGAGACAATTAGAGAAAAGATTCTTCAGGTGCAGCAAAACGCTCAAGACGGGGGTGGGCAGCAGATGAACCCGATGCAACAGCCTGGAGCGCAGCAACCAGGGGGTGCCCAAACAGGTGGAATGGGTGATCCTCGACCTAACCCCTCGCAGCAGGCTGGAATGGGGCAGCAGCAAAGACCTCAAGCTCCTAACCCGACAAATCCCGGACAAGGAGGCCAGCAAGCCCAAGGTGGAGAACCAGAGATTCCTTCCCAGGATGAGTTTACTCCATCAAATCCCCAGCAGGCTCGCGAGCAGCACGGCCAGCAGCAGGCCGTTGATCCTAATCGTGGCGACGTGCCAGATCATCTGCAAAACGCAGCGAACAGAGATTATTCGGAACTCGTAGATAGATTTGGAGATTAGACATGCCAGAAGACAAAGACGTTTCCATTGGAATGAATTATCCCATCCAAAGGTCTGAGGATGGGTATTTCGATAAAACGTATACCTCTCTGCAGGAAGTTAAAGTTAATATTCTTAACGTTCTTGCTACCCGAAGGGGAGAGAGGGTAATGAAACCGAATTTTGGAAGTGACCTTCACTTGATTGTCTTCGAGCAATCTACGAGAGACTTAGAAGAGGCCGTGGAGGAAGAAATTACAAATGTGATTGATCGATGGGTTCCGCAAGCCTCAATAAACTCGATTAACGTTAAAAGAAGACCTAAACAAAATTCAGTTCTGACAGAGATTACTTTTACTACTCCATTTCTTCCCGATAACAAAGAGGAAAATTTAGAACTCTGGATTTCTCAAGATCAACAATAGTGACCGTTAATGGCAGATAACAACGAAAAAGAAGTTCGGTATCTTAATAAGGACTTTGACTCCTTAAAAGACAAACTTGAGAACTTCTTAAGGGTTTATTACCCGGATACATACAACGACTTCTCTGAATCCTCGCTGGGGTCGGTATACGTTGATCTTGCGGCTTACGTTGGGGATGTTCTTTCTTACTATACAGACTCGCAGTTTAAAGAGTCGCTGATCCAGCACGCAGAGGAAAGAGAGAATATTCACGACCTGGCGAACTCTTTGGGTTATCGCCCTCAAAACTCAAAACCAGCAGTTACCACGCTCGACGTTTTTATCGTGCTCCCTGCGAAACAGCTTAACGCTGCAGATGATAAGAATGTTTTTGGAGAGTCGTATCAAGTTGGGGACATTGTTCCCGACCTAAAGTTTGCTCCTATAATTGAGGAAGGAATGGTTGTTTCCTCCGATACAAATAGCTCCGTGAAGTTCCGAACTACCAGAGAAATTGACTTTGGGGAGGACAACTTTGATAATCCTGTAGAAGTAAGGATATTTGAAGAAGATAACCAGGGAAACCCCACGTCGTTTCTTCTTAGAAAAAAGGTGCAAGCAGTAGCGGGTTCGATTACAACCGAGAGGTTTGATTTCAGCGATCCTATTCAGTTTAATCAAATCGAGCTTTCAAGAGACAACGTTTTGGAGATTCTAAATGTAAGAGATTCTGATGATAACAAGTGGTACGAGGTTTCTTATTTAGCGCAAGACACGGTCTTCGAAGAGTTTAGAAATACAAAACAAGTCGATCCCAACTTAGCGGAAGACGAAGACATACGTTTCGTTTTAGACACAATTAGAACGCCCCGCAGATTTACAAAACGATCAAGATCCGATGGAACTACTCTGCTTCAGTTTGGTAGTGGAGTATCTAAAAACCCAAACCAGAGGATTATTCCCGACGCGAAAAACATAGGAGATCCCACGGCAGATCCTATAGATAGGCTCGATCAGCCTATCGATCCATCCAACTTTCTTCTTAGCGACTCTTATGGTCAAGTTCCCTTCGATACAACAATAGAGGTAACGTACACGTTTGGCGGTGGGATTCAATCCAACGTTCCGAACAACGACCTGATTAACGTAGACAGCGCAGGTTTTGATATTGACAACGTAGCTGGTCTAGATGCGCAGACCATTCAATCTGTTCAAAACTCGCTCGGAGTAGTGAACAAAGAGCCAGCCACGGGGGGTGCTTCGGGAGATACTGTCGAGGAGATAAGACAGAACGCCATGGCATTTTTCTCTGCTCAAGACAGGGCGGTTACGAGAAAAGACTATCGAGTAAGAGCGCTTAGCATGCCAGCTAGATATGGTTCTGTCGCAAAGGTGTTTGTCTCTCCAGATCACCTACGGAAAGAAGAAGACTTTAAGAAAAACCCACTGGGGATCGACTTGCACGTGTTAGGCTACGATAACAATCAAAACTTGGTTAAAGTTTCCGATACTGTAAAACATAATTTAAAGACCTACCTATCGCAATTCCGAATGTTAACCGATGGGGTGAATTTAAAAGACGGATATATTATTAACATTCAAGTTGAGTTTGATATCGTCGTTTTCAACTCGTTTAACCGAAGGGACGTGCTTACGAGGGCAATTGATAAGGTAAAAGACATGTTTTCCATTAAAAAAAGAAGTTTCAACCAGCCAATAATCCGAGGCGAGATTATAAACCAGATAAACGACGTAGAAGGCGTTCAAAACGTAGCGGATCTAAAGATTAGAAATGTGTTTAACGAAGACGAAGGTTATTCTGGAAATATCTACGACATCAGGTCAGCTACAAAGGATGGCATTATTTACCCTTCGTTAGATCCGTCAGTTTTTGAGCTTCGATTTCCAAACCGGGACGTAAAAGCGAGAGCCGTGTAATGTTTAAAATCAAAAGACCGAAAAGAGATACTACAATACTCTCTGGCAGTCCTTGTGAAAATCGGGGTCTAGATGAGGTCCTTCAACTTAAAACTGTAGGAGGAGAACTGCCAGTTTCTCCGACGTGTGATAGTAGCTTTTTAAAAACAAGCTCTCCTGAATTTGAGAACAATTATCCGCCTTCAAAATTCGTAAATAAGCCAAACGCTACTACCGGAGATGTAGTAAACGAATTCTATTCAACCGCTAGTGGGTTTAGGGCGCTAAAATCAAGGATATTAATGAAATGGGACGTCGAGGAATGGGTTCAGTTAGTATCTGGCGGGTCTGGAGTAAAGAAGAAAGATCACGACGTATTTTTGAAGATGTATCATACTCAGTCTCAGAAACTTCCAGTTTCATATGAGTTGGAGTTTTGCCCGATTGGAGCTAAAGGCGCGTCATTTGGCACTGGATTTAAGCAGGGAGATGGAAGAGGGGGGCAGAACAGATCGAAAGGCGCTTCGTGGATTTTTAAAGATGTCGTTCAAAACAAAAGGTGGAACAGGCCAGGTGGCGATTTTTTGAAAAAGGATAAAAATGGAGGTCAGGTTCACGTCAAAAAGAAATACGACTTCGAAGACCCAGACGTAAAGGTTAGTATAAAAAATGTGTTCGATTATTGGAGAAAATACGAGAACAACGGCCTTCTTGTTAAGTTTTCTAAAAGTATTGAAGACTTAAAATCAAACAACTTTGGACCAGGGAACTTGACAGATCCCGCCGAGCTATTTTTCTTTGGTTCTTTGAGCCACACAATTTACAAACCAGAATTATTACTTGGGGTTGACAATCACGAGTGGAATACAAGTGGCGCAGATATGCTTCTGCATAACGATAGGTTAAAACTCACCATAAGTAACCTAGAAGACGAGTTCTACGAGGGAGAAAAAATAAGACTTAGGGTAAACGTGACCGAGCGTTACCAGAATAAAAAATATTTAGATAGAGACAATTACCATAAAAACAAAAGAACTCCTAAGTTTCTTCCTGAAGGGTCGCTAAAGTATTCTATCGAAGACAAAATCGCTGGAAAGACGATCCTGCCATTTTCAAAATACAGCCAGCTTAGCTTTGATCCAAACGGGTATTATTTTGATCTCGATCTAACAAACTTTTATCCAGAGAGGACTTACGAAATTAAATTTAAGTTTGACGATCCCGTT